CCAGGCCATAGCAATCCACACCCTCCCAGGATCTGCCCCTGGGCTGATATGGGATGCCAATAAACCTGGAGAGATCAATCACTTGAATAGGCCAGGAAAGTTGCCTGGCTGATACTTCTCTTTTGGGAATGAGGTATTGAGTAGATCGTCAACAGTGGCTGTCAGCTGGATAGTGTTTTTGTCATACTGGGCATTTGCAACTCGCAGATCCCCAATGGAGGCCTCAACATAGTCTGGGCTGCTGGCCATGATCATCTCGATAGTCAATGACATTGGGCCCTGGACAGAGCGCACCTCATCGATGAGCTCCAGGGAGGCATTCTGACAAGTGATTTGAACTGTGGGCAATGTGTCTCCATCATCAGGAGGCAGCACCATGTCAATTGGGAATGCCATATATTCATTCCCCCTGGAGGTGATCGGCTCCAGGTTATTGACCAACCTGATTGGAGTGTCAAAGGATGAATGATTAAAAGTCACCAATAATAGAAAAACCTCACCAGTATTTGGCTGCATTACAGCCTGGACTAATTTCTGAGAAAACATCAGCACTCCTCCAATTCACATGCAATCTCCCAGGTGAGTGGGCCCACATAGGTGATGGTGGGTGCTTTGGCAAACTTGAGGGTGGCTGGCTCACCGGTGGTTGGCTTTGTCCAATCAAATGGCAGACAGCCCTGGGCCAGCTGCTGATTGTAGAAATTAAAAAATGTTTGATAGCCTGCCTCATCCACCCAGATCGAGAGTCTGGGCATCACCCTGGTCTTTGTGAACCTGGGCCTGGACATTGTTGGCCCGGCATCAGGGTTGGATCTGATAACACCATCCTCAATGCTTTCACTGTATGTGGCATTTGCCCTGGTTTGTAGTGTGGCCGGCCATGTTGGATTTGCCATTATCGTGCTCCCATTCTGCGCAGGCCAAATGTGGCTGCCATTGGTTTATCAAACTGGCCCTGGGCAATGCCCTCTGCCACTGCTTTTTTAATATAGATATCAATGACCTCCATACCACCAGAGTCTCTGCGCTTTTGAGTCTCGACCTGGCCTCCGGATTCATTGTAGATATTGACCTGGGTGGAGCTGCCACCGCCACCGGCCACTCCGAGCTTGCCCTGGGCATCTCGCTTGAGGGGCATGATTGCCTCCGGGCCAGCCTCACCAGCCAGGCCGGTGCCATTACTCATGGGAAAATATTTGGCTGAGTTGAGAACTCCACCCCTGGCAAATGGAATCACATTGGATCCGCTGCCTACTGGGCCATTGAAAATGTTGCCATTTGCACTCAATGTTGTGGAATAGTCAGTCACTGGGGCAGCCCCTCCCACTCTGGGATCTACATTGGAGGATGCCGAAAAATATCCACTTTGAACCATTGCCAGCTTAAGTGCTCGGATCATTGGCTCGATGATCATAATTTTCACAATAGCTGCCTGGATGTCGGTTGCAAGGCCTCGCATGACATCACCAAATGATTTGCCGGCCAGCATTGCGCCTGTGAAAGCATTTGTCAAAGCATCACCAAATCCATTGACCAACTTGTTGGAGTTTGCCAGGGTGGTCTCTGCCCTGATCGCCATTTTTCTATACTCATCCAGGGAGATGATGTTGTCATTGAGTAGCACTCTGGATTTCTCAAGGGCCAGATTGTAAGCAGCCATCGGATCAGAGGCAGCTCTCATCGCATTGGCCTCTTTGATTCTGGCCTCCCTTAATTTCTCCAGGGCCTCAAATTCTTTGGTGATCTCATCAATGCGCTTGTCACTTGCTTTCTCCCATGCTTTCTGGGCATCTTCAATTGACTTGGTGGTGGATGTGTCACCCTTGCTGATTCTATTTCTTGCATCGTCATATTCTTTGGTCAATTTCTCGAGCTTGACCATCTCGATGGTTGCCTTTTGAATGCCTTGCACCCACTCTGTGAAATCCTTTGTGGGTTGCTTAGTGTCGAGATAAATCTTTGACACAGCACCCTGGAATTCAATGGCTGAGATCTTGCCAGCATTAAAACTTGCCTGGGCATCCTGGAGTGTTTTCAGTTGCTCCTGGCTGATACCAAATCCAGGGGCCAGCAGCTCCTGGCTGTCCAATGCAACTGCCTTTGCTGCAAATGGATTCTTGCTGCCGGCCTTTGCTGCTGCCTCATTCTCATCCAAATATTTTTTGGTCTGCAACCATAGGCGATTGAAAAATCCGAGTTTTTCAATACCCTCATCCAAACTGTTGAGCAGACTCTTTTTCAAGTCATTTGATGCAACCTTTGCGATGGAGATGTTGAGCTCCATGTTGGAAAGGATCAGCTCTCTGGTTGCAGCATCTGCTTTTTTGTATGACTCGACCAATGGATCAAGTGTTTTGCGATCAGCAAAATCAAAAGACTCTTTGAGCAATTCATTGGCTTTGACAGCTGCCTTTGTTGCATCATCCAAACTCATGGCCTCTTTGGACATATTCTTAAAGAGATCAATGACAACTGGAGCGAGGGCTGCGATGATACCAACCGCTGCGCCCAATGCGCCAAAACTGCCCAGGAGCTGTGGAGCTTGCTGGCCAAATGCTCTCAGGGCATCTGTGCCCATTGTTGTTTGAACAATGAAGTCCTGGATCTGATAGCTGGCATTTTGCACACCCCTTTGCAGGCCACCCATTTTTGTTGTGGTATTTGCTGCCTGGGTTTGAAAATTCTTGACCTGGCCAGAGACAGCCTCCAGGTCTTTGATTGCTTTGGAGGCATCGACTGTGAGTTTGTAGAGCATTTCTGCTTGTTGTGCTTGTGCCATCAGAGAGTCCTCTTTCTTCTATTTAAAACAATAGCTGGCCACCTTGCATTTGGTGCAGCTGTCTTGATTCCATTGGGGGCTGTCTCATACCAGACATCACTGATATTGATTGCCTTATATTTATTTTTTAGATCTCTGACAACCTGGTCAGTGACTGAGATATTTCTCCGGAATGCTTTGCCCTGGGAGACTTGCTTGATCCCTCGCTTCAATTCTCTTTTGAGCACTTTAGGTGTGCCGGCTGCCCAGTAGCCTGCCTCTAAGAATCTGGCATATGCCATGTGTGTGGTGATGCGCACATCCTCTTTGCCTGGTGTGACATTGGCCAGGGCATCTGGTGTGGCTGGCTTGCCATCGATATAAATCGCCCAGGAGTTTGCCATATTGCCTTTGCTCTCCCTGGCAAATCCCAATGAGTATTTTCTAGCTAGATCCAGGGCCTCTCTTGCAGCTTTGACCAGTTGCGAGTTTCCAATGGTGAACTCCCAAACAATATTGCGCTTCATTTGATCCGGAGCTCGGCCTTTATATCCATCAACAAAGATGCCAGAGATCTCATTGCCTTTGCTGACCTGGTCGGCAGCCTCTGCACTACCAACATCCCAGGCGAATGCCCTCACACCTTTGGTGCCATGCGCCAGGAATGCCTCTGGGATGGCAGCACCAGTGAAAGATCGACCACCGATTTTGAGCTCAAGAGTGGCTGGCATTTTGTTTCACAAACTCCCGATCAAGTAATTGCAGAGTGAGCAATGCCTCATCTGTTAATCCATACCGCTTTTGGGCCTCCCAATAGACAGTGGCCGGGATAGGGCCAACACCCATCCCGATCTGTCTGGCTGAACTGAGCTCATAAAAGAGGCCCATCAACAAACCATCTCCATCAGAGATCTCTGGCATGAGATCCTCCGGCTTGAGCTTTCCTCTCGCTTTGAGTGATTCATAAAATGAGATCTTGTCTGACCAGCTCATATTCCAATGAAAGGCCCTGATTAGTTTTTTATTTCTGACTCGAGCTGCTCTTGATACTGTGGCAGAGCAGCCTGCACTTTTTCCCAGATCTCATCCATTGCGAGTGGATAGTCAACCCAAAATGTCTTTGGCTTATCTACTCCCTCGATCTTGACAATCTGGCTGTGGAATAACTCGGTGCGCTGTGCCTCAACCACATCAAATGGAGTTGCATCGAGGGTGCCATTTTTAACTGGCAGCCTCCTCGCCCATCCAAATGAGAATTGCTTGTTTGCATTGATTGGCATCTTGACTGTGATCTTCACCTCTGGCGCATCAGCCAGGGTGAACTCCACACCATCAACCATGCACAGTGGCACTTTGTATTTCTCTAAACCCATGATCTCTCTCCTTTTTTGTCTCTCCTATTGGGTGGGCCAGGACAATGCCAAGAGGAGAGACCAACTTGACACAGCGTGAATATCCTGGCCCAAAGTCTTACCAGTAATAGATATCCAGATATCCATTCTCTGTATTGCTTGCAGATCCAGAGAAGTCGATTGACACTGTCTGATCCATACCAGATGCAGATGGATCAACAAACGACAGCTGGGCACCATGCACAATCACAGCGATGCCACCATCTTGGTTTTCTGCTGCAAATGCAATTGACACTGGCTGCTGAGTCAATTTCTTCTCGAGCAGATTCCAGTTTGCATCGGCAATATAAGCAGAGCCAGAGACATCAACCGCTGCTGTGCCCAGGGCATAAGTGCGAGGTGCTAACCGGCCCAGACAAACTTGAGGTGTCAAACCATTTGTCAGGTTGATCTTTAGTGACTGCAAGCAAAAGTCTGCGATCTTGCCATCAATAAACACACCAGAGATATCAGATGTGGCATTGAGTGGCTGCACAGTAGATGCTGGCTCGATGATGTGGCCATCAGTCATCAATGTGTCTGCTGAGTTGTCATACCCATTGCCCATGAAACCAAACACAGCAGTGGCAATCGATCCATGCTGCATTGTGAGCTCCATGCTATTGACTAGCATGCCCAGGTAGTCAATTGACTTCTCGCTCAACTCTGTGAATTGCTTGCAGATAGAAAAAGAGATCAGGTCAGATCCGACTGATAATTTTGTGGCCTTTTTTACACTGGCAGTGGTTGGAGATGTCTCATCAGCGATTGTCTCTTTGCCAACTGTGATGGTGAACTTGTTGACAGCCAATTGTGCTGGCTGTGATTCCTGTTGAACACCTGTCTGTGTGACATTTTCAGCAAATGCAACTGCGACTGTGAGCGACAAATTTGATTGATCGCCATTGGCATTGGTGAATGTCACAGCATAAGTGCCAGCAGCTGCAAAGGTGTGTGATGCACTTGCACCAGCTTCAATGGTTGCAGGATCGCCATCAGCGAATGCAAATGTGCCAGCTGTTGGGTTGTCTAGGGCAAATGAGAACACCAGGTCAGTGTCTGCGCTTGGAGTTGCAGTGATGATTGGTTTGTATGCAACCTCCTCTGTGCTTGTTTGAGCAACAGGGCTGTCAGCCAGAGCAACCACATTCAAAGACAAATGGGATGCAACACCATTGGCAGCAGTAAATTTCACTGAATATGTGCCGGCAGCTGAATAGGTATATGCGCCAGAGGTGTCTGTTGTGCTCTCGCCATAAGACCAGGTGCCAGTCACACCACCAGCAGCTGCGAATGTCCAGGCCAATTCTGTGCCAGCAGATGGAGTTGCAGTGATGATCACTGCTTTGCCAACTGGCACAGCTGGGGAAACCTCTGATCCCACAGCACTGTTGACATAGGCCATGCCATTGTTTTTCTCATCAGTGAAACCAGACATGAAAATCAAATCACCTTTGGCCAGGTTGGCAGCACCCTCGACAGCGAATGTTTTGTCAATGGCTTTGACTGTGATTGCTTTGCCAGTCATCACAGCCTCTGGCTCTGGCTTATCTTTCATCATGGCTGCTCGAATGAAATCTTGCTGCAATGAATCAGCTGAGAGCTCCTCATTGATATCGCCTGCAACATCGAGGCCAACTTGAACCTGGCCAGATGATGTGCGATCAGAATGGATCTCAGTTGACTTGGCAGTCTGAGGTGTGCCAGACAAAGACTCTGAAACATATCGGGCTGTTTTGAATGAGCCAGTGGCAGGAGTCACACCATATGTGGCCTCCTCAATGGCAGTGATTAAGACTGAATTGCTTGAGGACATAATGACTCCTATTTGATGGATTGATAAGACATGATTAAGACAAAACCATTCCACTCACTGGTTTTCTCAAGTGCCGGAGGCGATTGAGATATCACTGGTGAAACAGACTCGATGACAAGGCACTCGAGGCGAATTCCCCTCAAG